ACAAAACCCAGAGTTGCTCTTCGGCAAGCTCTAGCAAGTCAGCCTTTTCTGATAACTTAGCATTCAACATTTGGAACTCGGTCTGCATAGCCACGCCAGACATCACCTGAGCATCAGTCCCGCGCACAGCACCCATATGGCTCATGCGGTTGATTGACTCCACCTTATCGGTTATCGATGCACGAACAGCGTCTAGGTTCTGACCGCTAGGCTGTAACTGGTAAGGTTTTAACTGTGCGTCCATATCATCAGGCAGATTGATAATCGCACCAGCACCTGCACTAGCATCGGTGCCAAACGATTTAACCAGTGTCGGGTGGTTAGAGATACGGATTAGCTGCTCGATCTCTGATAGTTCCTGATAGATAGCTCTTTGCATATAGGACGCATCTGCTATGTCACTCAGCCCTATGCCTCTGGTTATCGATCTTTGTGCAGGTAGGAACACCGCAGGGATGCGACCCAGTACGTTGTCATCCACTTCAATCATCTTATCTAGGTCATTAACTGAGTGCCATTGCTCTACGCGGTCTTTATACCAAACTCGGTAATAGCTCTCTGTGGTGGTCTCGTCAACACGGATAACGCTCTCTCTGACTTTCAGGTAGTCAAGCTCAAAGCGTCCGCTGGCGGTGCGAGCGTAGTTCCAGTCGAGAACATTCTCAGGGGTGAACATCGTTACATAAGGTCTAATGTCTTGCTCTAGCTCTTCTGCCTTTGTTCCTGCTGTAGACTTAGGCTTATCCATCATTAGCCATACATGACCATACACGCTAGACCAAATCTGAGCTTCGCGCATAAACGAGTTAAAGCTGCGGCCATCGAGATCAGCATCCTTCAAGAAAGAATCAAGGGCTACGTTATTGGCTGCACTGTTGTAAGCTCTAGTAGGCGGTACGCGCCAAAGGAAGCTAGAATAAATATGGACGATATTTTTACAGTGATTGTCTAGCGGGGTCAGATCAAGTCTGCGGTCATAGTCATCTGTTGTTTCGGATATATAGCGCGTGAGGTATGCGCCATTAAAGTAATCTTGCCCACCCATATAGCTGCGAACATAAAATTCCCAGCGTGCTTCGTACTTGTCATAATCAGGGTGCGTTGTATCTGCGTTCAATCTCATCAAGTCCACCTTTGTGGTTGTGGTGTGGCGTATTCAGTGCGAACTGGGAACAGGTATTCGACCAAGTAGCCGAGGGCATCGTTCATATGATCGTAGCCATCTTCTTTATTGGGAATGCTTGTGCCTTCTTTGTATGTCTGCCTTTCAAGTGACTTAATCGTCTGCTTGCATTTCGGGCTGACAAACAAATGCCGTCCACCATCACTCGACAGTAAACGACTATTCACAGCGTTGATACGATCCCTGACCAATGCATGTGAGTTCTTCGCCTTAACGCTAAATCCTGCGTTTTGTAAGATCGACAAATCTGTGCGACCACCAGCAGAGGTTTTCCGCTGTCTTGATGCTGGGTCTGGGTAGACAATAATATTTCGTCTAGGGTAGCGGTCTACTATCTCCGCAACCATCTCATCGGTGTTAGACCCGTACATGACTATCTCGTCAACGGCAATCAGCGTCCCGCCTCTACGAATACAGATGACGGCAGACATGGGGTCTAAATTGAAGTCCATCCCAATGTGGAGTGTACCACTATCGTCATCAATCGCCAATACAGAGTCTTCACGGTTAAAGCCGTAATAGATCAGGCCAGCATAGGTTACGAATGCAGCCTCATACTCCTGCTTAAAGGTTCGCTCATCTAGGTCTTGACGGGCAGCGTCAATCTCTTCCTGCGGTACGTTGCCACCATCGAGAGTTGTGTACTGGAAAGACTCCCAATCCTCTGCGCCATCTTTTCCTCTAGCCCACAGATCATAGAAGTGATTCCTTCCTTTAGGCGTACCAATAAAAAGCGCACCCCCTTTTCGGTCAGATAATGATGCTCTACATACTTCGTACCAAGTCTCTGGCCGCATATCTGCAAACTCGTCAAGGACAATATAATCTAACGCTCGTCCGCGCAGGTTGTTTGGCTTCTCTGCCCCTTTTAAGGCGATGTATGATCCGTTGATCAGCTTAATCGTGAGGGATGTCTCGTTAGTCTTGGCAATGTAATCTTGCGGAATGGTATTGATTAGCATATTCCAGCATATTTCTTTTGCAGCCCCATAGGTCGGAGCAACATACCAGACATTCTTATTGTGGCCAGATATAGCTGCCCTAAGCAAAGCAGCAGTAGCTGTAAAGGTTTTGCCAAATCGCCTGCCAGCAACGACAGAAACAAATCGAGCCTTAGATAAGAATATCTCAGACTGCGGCTTTGTTAATTGCATCGGCATCCACGATTATATTGATTGGGGGTATCTCTTTAACTGGTTCAATATACTCATCACCCCAAGACTCTCGATCTCTTTTCTTGAGGTAAAAGATAATTGACGTAGTGTCCCCACCGATTGCCTTTTCATACAGAGCATTGGCAACATCATGGATACCTTCACTCCTTCCCTTTTTTATAGCCTCAGCAAACTCAGGGAATTCGTTCTGGCGTTCGTATACGGTCGTATGGCTTACACCTAAGCAATGGGCTATTTGCATAACCGTTAGACCCTTAGAAGCCATTTCCTGCGCTTTTTCGCAGGTTTGCTCGTCAGGTATCCATTTAGGTCTTCCACCACTCATTGCTCAGTCCCGAATATCTCTTCTGCCATTGCTGCAAACTCCCTGAACCCTTCGTAAGGCTCAAGCTCCGAAAGCTCATCGACCATGTTGGCAACGCCATCTTGCCAGTCAATAAGCTCTTCTCGTATCTTATGCCTTTGGACATCGGTAGTCATCAACGATTCAATAATCGCATCGAAGCGAATTATCTCGTCATTTAATTCCCAGTCAAAGCAATCTTCAAGTGATTTGGTAAGGTTTAATTGATCCATTTGACACCCCTAATGTCAGTCTACTAGCGGCATTATGGCATGGTTTTAACTAAAATGTAACTATGTCAGGTCGTCGGCAGCGACTGCGCCAAGCGAAAGAATTACAAAAACTATCATATAAATTATCACTGTTTGCCCCCTTGTTGGTAAGTTAAGGCGGCATTGTATAGACGATCAGTTATGATTTGAAATGCTTGTTTGCGATACCATTCATATCAATAATGGTATGCAAAATGCACAGTACAACTGTTCAATTACATAAAAATGCATACTGCAATATACATTGTTAAGTTTATGAAACAAAAAAACCCCCCAGCCAAGTACAAATCGGTCTGAGGGGGTGGGGGTTAGGCTCGCAACGACATGGAACGCGCCTAGAAAGTAGTAGCCCGTTTCAGCTCCCCAGTGGGCTATTCTGGGTCAAAAGGTTAAGGAGACCTTGGCCTGATCTGTCTTGCCACAGTAGATCACACTGATCGGAAGGGAATATGAAACCCTCGGCTAGTAAATTATAACCTGATAAATAACAAACGCAGCTAAAAAAGCGGTCATTACTGCAAAATGTAATCTATAAACTACCACTGGCTCAGTGATCCACTCTCTGAACCTGCTGGCCTTTGCCTCAATATACGATTGCCTGATAGCTTTGTCAGCGTGCTTGTTAGCGTCCATAATTAGCGTTTTAACGTCCATTAGTGGCTCCCCATTACAAGTCTATCTAAATAAATTAAATCCTGATACGAGTCCATTACAAGCTCTTCCATGCTTGGCTCAAGATACATATATAACTGATGTCTAATTTCTTCAAGAAAGTCAGGCGTATCCAGTATGTCCTCGAAGTCGTCCAGAGCCTCCGACAAGTAGGCATCATTATCCACTTCCTTAGCGTTCCTGTCAGCAGCATCGCGGAACATAGCGGCAGCCATCCTAGATGTAGCGTCCTCGCTGTATATCGCTTCTAGGGCCAGCAAACGTTTATCGCTGACTGTGTGGGGAAATACATCGTCCATCCAAGTCGGGTGAGTGATTAGCCATAAGCAGATAAGGCCGTCTTTAGTCTTATCTGGCAGTTCCTGATAGCTGCCCTCCCACATTGGGGTTTCGTCGCGTATAAGGCCAACAGCGTCATTCAATACTTTGTAAGACATTAGCACACCCCCAGATTAATACAGTCGCTGTATTCCATATTGCCGACAATGCCCAACAGAATTAAAAGGGCCATAGATGCCACAAAGAAGATTCTGGCTTGTGCAATATCCTCGCGCTTGTTCTCGCGGGCTTTGATATCCTTTAAACAACATTCATTGATTCTCATATTATTCTCCTTATATATTTGTTTTGATTACATCTATAGCATCTGGAAGATTAGCATCGTAAAGAGCCTCACATAAAACTCCTACGCCAGCAGATAGGACGTGCGACCTAACGAAATACTGTATAGTCTCGTCACTATCAGCCAACAACCTTTCCTGCATTAATTGCTTAATTACTTTTGGATCAACCTCAAGTGTGCATTCGACTTTAATTTTCATTTTCCTAATACCTTTGTTTTTTGATTGAGATTAAATATTAAGGGATTATAAACATAATTGATAATATTTTATTGTTATAAAGATATATTTTTTATAACTTTTTATGCATATAGCAAAAGTATGTACATATAAACGCAAAATATAGACACTTTACTGCGCTAACTCTCTCCGATACGCCATTCCTGATCCTTGATCTGAGCCTTTAGTTCACGCGCAAACTGGATAACCTCTTCTCTGTCGAACTTAGGGGAGGCCCTCCAAGCCAGACGCTCCATAGCCTTAACCCTTCGCTCGCCATAGTAATCAACCATCCACTGCCTGTACCTTAGTACGTAGTGCGCTTGCTTCATACCCCATAGGTTGCAACTGGGACACTGCACCTGAATATTCGGCTCATACAGCTTAAAGACTGTTCTGCCTCTAGGAATAAAGTGACCGCCCTGCATGGCCTTGTAATGATCTACCTTGCCGCACGTAACGCACTGGCAGTATCCGTTGTCATCAGATGCTTTTAGCCTTACAAGCCTCTGTAATAGCTTTGCAGCCTTGTCTACTTCCTGAGCTACTGTGCTTTTTTTGCGTTTAGCCATCTACAATATCCAGATATTTGTCGGTGAAGTCATAGCCAGAAGCCTGTAGAAAGGACTGCAAATGCTCTAGCATCTCAGGAAGGGTTAAGTCATGGCTTAGGACTGTATACTCTATGAGTACAGGGTGGTTTACAAAACTCGACTTATATGGGTAATTTGTAAACCTGTAGGCTGGCTCATTCATCTTTAATCTCTCTCTCAATCAAGAAATCAACGTAGTGCTTAATCTTTCTCAGCGACTCTACCCCGCCTTTGTCCTTCCAACGCGTAATATACTTAACGACATTACCCTCGCAGAAGTCTAGCTCGTTAGCCATGATGTATTCGATAGGCTGTATCGCCTTGTTTTTGTAGTGGTCGCCACCTACTTGATTTTCTAGTGCGTTCATTAATCTTCCTCTTTTTCATGGATTTCAATTTCTGTAGGCATACCAATGTTGCAATGAGAGCAAATACCGTAAGCATTGCCATCATCGCCAACCCAATATTCAAGACTATTACCACACTCACAAAAGCATTTAGTAGCAATAATTCCATTTGACGGAAAGTTAATGACATTACTCATCCTTTAAGCTCGGAACAACAGTCTTTCGTGAATGCTCACCAGTGCGAATATGATAGGTAATCGCGTGTGCTGCCCTCCAGCTTACATAGCCACCCCTAGCTGCATAGGCATCAGCACCAGCCAATGTCGGGTGTCTCTCTACAATCGCTCCCGATGTCTCAGCGGTTACTTGCTCCTGATGATGGTAGTGGCCAGTGTGAATGTAACAATACTTGGCTTGCCCCCACATTGATCTATAGCGAGCATCAGAACTAAACACAGAAGGCAGTGCGCCTATCTTCTTTTTGTGTCCGTGATGGAAGCCCAACATTATCTCGCCATGAAGGTGCGCGTAGTACGGGAACTCGGTATCGTCTACCTCTAGCCGTGGATTGTTTTTATAGATAACCTTAGCGGCCTTTCTAAGCCACGCAGAGCCACTTTCATCATGGTTACCCTCACATACTATTAGTTTGACAGCTTTATGCTTGGTTAACAGTATTTCAACGCATTGCATAGTCACAGACAAAGCCATCTCGATTAGCTTTCCATATCTAGTGTCGGCATCAAGAACGTGCTTTGAAATAGGGGTAACTGGTAAAAGGCCGTCCCAGTGCAGGAAGTCGCCTTGCAGGTTAAGTATCGCTAGCTCGCTATTAGGTGAACCATCAGCCATGCGGGTCATCGCAGACAATGCCTCATGCTCGGCTATGGACATATCCCAATCGTCGCCAGTCTCAGCGTGCCAACTGTACATCCCTAAGTGAAAATCTGTAAGGGTATATAAAGTTAAAAGTTCTGAGTCGTGTCCTTTAGCAGCCTTTATCTTTGGGGCTGGCTTCCACTCAAATCCCTCAATCGCCTCTACAATCTGATCCTTGTTTAAACCCTTAGCTCTTTCTTGGATAACCCACTGCAAGGCTTGTGAGCCATCTTCCTTATAAGCGGTAGATATTCTCTTTGCTTCGAACCCTTCTGCGGTCTGGTGGATTAAATCCCTATGGGGAGCAACCCCGTTGCTGGCAGCTATACCCTCCAACCTCCTGAGCATAACGTCGATAGTTCGCCTGCCGCATTTTAACTTCTTCGATGCCTTGTTTGCTGACCCTAACTCAATTACTGCGTCTAATACTTCGTGATGTCTTTCGGTAGTTGCGAATTCCTTTAATACCCTTGGGTCTATCTTACTCACTATGCCTCCTGCTGGGCTTGTAGCTCGGCATACTCGCTTTCTGCGGGTATTGATAACCGAATGCCCTGCTTGGTAGCCCAATGATAGACGTTATCAAGATAGTGTACAAACTCGCCTTTCGTTAGCTTGCTGGTGCTTTTTACTTGTTCTGGGATTTGCTGGTTACCTATAGAGTAACTAGCGGTGCCAAGAAACCGCTTCTTTAACCATAATTTCCAAACCTCGGCAGGCTCTTCGTGATCAATCTTGTGGCCCTTATCTGCCATTGCGTTGGCTATCTCTCTGTACCAGATATGGGACATAGCGTTCTGGCTTAGGCTTCTAGGGTTCTGGTAAGTTTCTAATTTAACAGCTAGAGGTGTTGAGTAATCCCAGTCCTCCATACGCTTGACAATAAACGGCAGCCTTTTATCTAGCTCCTGTTTGCTGCTTACCTTTACATGGTCGCCCTGCGTCATATTAATCTCCACAAAAGCAAGGAATAGATTTGTCATCGAAGGCAAATAGCTGCCCTTGATCCGTCGCTATGACTTGCATCTTTTCATAGCTAGGCTGATCGCTCCTAAATCTTGCGTTGATCTTTTTCTCTTGAGCTACCCACCAGTCAGCTATGGAGGGGTCATGCTCAACAATAGACTGTTTAATGCTGTATCCCTTTAAGAAACATAGATCGCAATTGCTTAGGGTATTCACCCCTGCTGGCGGCATAGAAAGATCAAACTCTTGGTTATTCCAGAAGTCACGGACATCACTTTCTGTAATGCCATCATCAGCCATAGGCACAGCATAATTATCCTTTGTCCGCATCTTGGCTGCTCGTCTAGGCTCATCGCCTCTTATGCCGACTACAGTCAAAAAGTCATCGCCACCCATGTATCTTTCTATAGTTAACACCTTTAGCTCGCTAGTGCAAAACCTAGCCATCATATTAGGTAGGTAGTTTTTATCCTCAATAAGTTGGGCGAAAGGTTGACCATCTCTACTTGCAGTTTCGTAATCAACCTCAATAAACTTCTTTTTTCCTGTGTACTCAAGCCAAGTTATAACTACTCCCCAGTTTTTAGCTACATCTCTGATAAAATCTAATGTCTGAGGCATCTCTTTGCCTGTGTTAGCAAAGATAACTTCAACATATTCAGGTAACTTGAAATCATGCGCTTTAAGTATTTGATATAGCATATAGGCAGAACTTCTGCCTCCACTAAAACTAATCACTGCTGGCTCGTTTATGTAATATGGGTTCATAGCTTTACCCGTAACCACTTAGCCATCAAGCGTTCAGAACTGTTTCCTAGCCTGCTGGCTGTCCTAACTCTTTCTCTCGCTGCCCGATCATAACCCAAGTTATTTTTCTGGAAAGCAAAAGTACCTGTTAAGTGTTTAGGCTCACAGTATTGAGCGCCATAAAGCCTACCCTTGAGAGTGCTGTATTTAATCTCGCTCTCATTTGAATCATTGCAAACCTTTACATACTCAGCAATCGTGTAGCACTTGCCGTTTTGCAGTATAGGATGCTCTCCCTTGAACTCGACTAACCTTTTTGCATTCTTGCTACGCATTCTTTAATTCCCCGTCATAATAAAAGCCAAACTTGTCAAGATAATACTGTTTCATCGAAATTTGGTCTTCAGTGTTAAGCCAGCTAATGTCAGTCATCTGCATATCGATAGACTTGGCCCTAATGCTTTCATTTTTACTAGACTTTTTAGCCATTGGTGAGCCGCCCTGATTTTGCGCCTTAGTCAACCAAAGATTAACAAAGCGTTTGATACCGCTTTTTGTCTTTCTCTTTGTAGGGTTAGCATCGCACCATGATTCCATAGCCATAAGCTCTTGGTGTACGTTGACTGCTGGAAAGGCTCTCTGCCACGCGATTACATCTTTTTCTTCTGGCTGCCAATCTTCTTTGGTATTTAATAACATATTATTCCCCGAATGCTTGTTGATATAGGTGAGTCTCTATCTTGCTAAAAAATGACTCCATTGGTTCAAGTTCATTGTATTTCTTTTTGCC